TACAGTTAAGAGCCACTTCATTATGGGGTGGCTCTTTTAGTATTTATTGACTAGGTGAATATTTGTCACTTGGTTCTCATAAGCAGGTCAATATTTTTGACTTGGATAACAACGTCAGAATTTCGGACTTTGTTTAGCCAATCCCGAAATTCCGGATTGCCTAACTGAGTTTTATTGTCCAGAACGACCGTACCTCAAGGTATGCTTGTTCAGCGTGCACCAGAACGCGTCTCTCAGCACAACAACGAGCTGTGTATTTACAGATTTCGCTATCGTTTTGAATGATAGCGGATTAGAATAGGTCATTTTGAAAGACCTGAAAGTGGGTTTGAGCCACTTAGACCTTTTTCAGCACACAAAAAAACGGGCATCTCTGCCCGCCCCAATTGAAAACGAAAATGAAAAGCTACGTAGTCAACTTCCAAAGCAGAACGATCTGCTAACCAAGAAACTGACTATTTCTTATGACTACTGACTACAAACGCTCACTCAACGATGCTACGGTCTATAAAATGCGCCACCGGTTAGCTATGCCGTGCGTCGGTTAAAGCGGATCTACCCGCTTATCGCCTAGGATTGTCTTAATTATATCATAATCTTTTGGATATAGCTACTATACGTTTTCCGTAAACATTCCTCTCAACTGCTGGATCATGCTAACCACTGAATAAGGTGGCTCTTGGCTTGCTGTGGTAACTGCTCCACGATTCTGATACCAAAATTCGGTCAACATGGCCACAGCAATATCAAATTGTGAGTATGCTTGTAGCGCGTCAATTTTCGCTGTGCTGTCAACGGCATTGTGAACATAGTCTTGCGCCGCTTTCAGGTAGTTGCTGATCAAACTATCATCGGTATTAGTCTGCACACGCAGGCTATTTTTAATGTCATTAGTAGTGACAGTCATGTGCTCATCTCCTTATAAAAATAGGGGCGTACCCTAAGGCACACCCCTACTAAATTATGCTCTTAGGCCTTTACCGGTGTGATGTCAACGATTCGGGCAGCGTCTGGATCGATCACTTTATAGTCGTTGCGGATGACCACGGCCAGTCCCTGACTATAGCTGTCGAACCGTTCCCACTGGGTGTTTACTTCGTTCTTCTGGGCTAAGAAAATCGCTTGAGAAAAGTCCCCAATGATGATCCGATAGGTGCCAGCCTTATCAGTCGGCAATACTTTGTTAGCAATCACGATCACCGGAGCCCCGAACAGTTGCTTGCCTGATGGGGCCGTGATGGACGGTTGTAACAAGTAACGGCCTTCGCTGTCTTTCAGGGTATCAAGGTAGTTGAAAGCGTCCTGATTGACGATAACAGACAAGGACAATGCTGGATCTAGCTCAACGTTGAAGGTTTTCTTGATGTCATCGAGACCAGTACCCGTGATGTGCTTGAAGTTGTCACCACTAGTGGACTTGCCAGTCAGAACACTGATAATGTTGCTATTGTCCGTGTTTTGTACCAGCTTCTTGAGTTGATCCTTAACCTCGGCAACAATATCAACTTCACTGTCTTCTACCAGTTCATTAGACAGATAAATCTTGCCAGCACGGGTAGCGACCTTGTAGTCAACACCACGGAATAGGCTTGAATCGATCTCTGGAATGTCTGCGAGTTCTGCCTTGGTGGCTAAGATACCATTGTTAGTGAGGGCAATCGGGTATGTGCCGACTGGGGTCCCGACCTGCTTCACAGTGACGTATTTAGCCAGATCATAATCGGATTCCTTTAGATTCCAGACGTCTTCGATGACTTCTTTAGGGACGACTGCACCAGCAGTGGTTGTCGTTAATCCGTCACGTTGTTCACCCATGCTGCGGATGTAGTCTTCGTAAGCGCGAGATTCGGTATGTTCTTTGTTGTCGATAATTGTTTTTTCAGTCATGGTTTTATCTCCTTTTTCTGGTTGTTCAGTATTAGTTTTCAGCCACTCAGTGTAGCTGCGTTTGTCCACTTGGACGTTGGTATCGTCGTACGCAGGCACGGCCACCAGCGAGACATCAAACAGGCTCTTTACTTGCTTGATGGTACGGATCACTTGCCCGCTGTCGTCCTTAGTGAACGTATCACCGTCTGGCGCAGCATTGAAAGTAAAACTCATGGCTGACAGATTACCAGCTTGGACGTTGTTATAGGCATCGTTGGCTGTGGTCGTATCGGGTAAGGTTGCTTCAAACTGCAAGCCTTTATCATCCACGTTTAAGGTCAAGGTGCCAGCCTTGGTGCTGGCTAAGACTTGGCTAAAATCATGGTTTGAAACCATATAGACGTCTGATAGATCCACATTGTCGAATGCGTGCGGATCAACGACTTCTTTAAACCCCCCAAGATCCTTACTTGGGCTATTGAAAACTACTGCATAACCACTTAGTTTCTTTGGACTGCTAGTGGTGTCTTCCTGTTGCTGTGTGTCTGGATCGTCTTGGCCTTGACTGTCGGTTGCTGTGGTAGGATCAGCGGCAGTCAGATCAGCGTCAGGATTCAGGCGTTTTTCTACGTCATCTTGGTTCATTAGGCGCGCTTCCTTTCTGTTTGTCTTGATAAGTGACAAGGTTGCTTAGTGGTGTGTAGTTCAGACTGGCCATAATATCATCTCCACCGGTAACTGGGGGTAGGTTTAACCTAGCTCGTGCTTCATTAGTGGTCATAATACCGCCTTGCAGCCCCTTAACTGCTAGTTCTTGCATCGTGGCTGGGTCGGCACTGAACAGCTTGTCAGTGTTGAAGCTGAACCGGTTGTCACCAGTCGAAAGTTTAGCATCCATCTCACTTGTGAAGCAGGTAAAATACTGAATCAGTGTGTTTTGCAGATAAACCAGATTCGACTGTACGGCATTGGAGTGCTCGCTTTCGATACCCAGCCGATCCAGTGGTAACCCGAACGCTTTAGCAATCTGCTTCGTGGTCCAATCGCTAGAATTGACTAGATTAAGCACGTCAGTATTAACTTCGAGTTGCTTGTAATCCATATCATTGTCGAGAATGATGGTCTTGAGGGCATTATCACCACTGTTGGCAGCTTCAAATTTATTACGGATGTTTTCTTTGGCCTTGGTGTCTAGCTGGGTCTTGTTGACCTTAAGAATACCTGTCCCTTGGACACCGGAGTTAAAGAAACCTTTCAGCAACGCATGTCCAGACTTTTGCACCCCAACCTCATCACGGAGGCTATAAAGTGGCGATATTCCTTTGTAACCGTCTTGTGTGAAGCACTTGAAGTGTAATACCTCACTGGCATTTAAACGCTGTGAGCGGCCACTGTCAGGCGTGTATTCGTAGCTGATAATGCCGGTCGTATCGTCTTGTTTAACCACCATTTGGCTGTTGGGGACTAACTCGAAGCCAGTGACCTGTCCGCTGGGGTTCTTAGTAACCCGTGCAAAGCTGTTACCATTCAGCAACATATTAGCTGCTAGAGAAAATTTGAATGCCCACGCGGTCATGTGGTCATTGGGTGCTTTGTTAAGGAGCACGCTGATACGCTTGTCACTGTACTCAATCGGGTTGGTTGCAAGATCACTGGCAATCACGCGCACGGCCGTAAACACATCCGAATTGCGTAAAGCACCAATACCCACATATAGGCCACTGTCGTTGCTGGTCATGCTGACAAGCGCATCTAAGAACGGGTCGCTGTTGTCATCGCGTGGTTGTGTCGCGCTATTCGTGAAAAAGCTCATTGTTTCACCTCCCTTTATTGAAGTCAATAATGACTGCGACGGAGATCAGGGCCGTGCCGACTGCTAACATACCAACACCAAACCCGAACAGCCACCAGATACCGACAACCATACAGATCAGTCCCAGCAGCAATAGCACAGTCTGCACATTAAAAACTAAAGTCATCGCTCGAATAAAAGTCATTGTCTGCTACCTCACTTTCCTTGCTTTGATCCATTGCAATTGTGTAAGCATTCATCAGTGCGGCTACGGGGTCAATCTTCGTAGCGTTGTGGGCCTTATCAATAATTGGATTGTTATTAGCGTCATACTTTAGAATGGCGTTGTTCACCGCATAGGCCAGTAGTTGGTTGTCTCCATGCTTGATGAGGCCGTTAAAGAGATCATCACGAAACCTCACCGTAGGTATTGACAATGTGAGCCTACCTTGGCGAACTTCGACCATTGGCATATCTCGTTTTTCAAACTCTGGCAGCAGGTATGAAAACGACCATGGATCATAACAGATAGCACGTACGTTCCACTGGTTCCGCTCGATCAGGTCGAGAATGAAACGTAGCACTTCGTCATAGTCGATCATGCCGCTATCAAGTTTGGTAATGCTACACTCACCACGACTAGCACCACTGATGTAATCGAACCCGTCACGCTTTATCTTTTCTTCCAG